GTGCATTTAAAACATAGCTCCCGGTATCAATATATCCCGCAACGTCACCAGCTTCCACTCCATCAGAAACTTTTGCTCCAAATTCATTACCAGTTGCTTTTAATAAAGCATCAAAATAATTATCCATTTTCTCCTTTTTATATTATTATAACATCAAGTAAAGAAATTGTCAAGACTTGATCGCCGTTCAGTGTCCCATCCAATCACATCCAAAACACCTTTTAACGGTTCCAAAAAAGCCTTTGAAAATTGTGTATCATAATCTATATATTTCTCTAACTCAAGTTCTTTAGGTAAATTATGTAATATCGAAATAACTTTATCGCCCACAGGATTAGGGTCCTTCAAATATGCAAATTTAATCTTTTCGCCTTCCTGTATTAATGGATATTTCTTAGTGAGTTTATTTTTATTTAATGTGTGATTATAAAGTAAAGAACCTTTAACATGTATCGGTGTACCCTTCTTATAAATCATTGCAGAGTCTTTATATTTTTTGAGATTATTTACCGACCTCGGAAAAGCAATATCCTCCATATTCAAATTACAGAACTTTTGCTTGAATGACTCAATATAACTAATCATATTTTCCTCTGTTCCTGAAATAATAATATTAAATATTTCTCTTAATGCTTCACGACAAGATGAGGGTGTAGAACTTTTAACTGCACTAATACCTACTATTTTTAATTTAGGTTTCTCATATCTTACACCCTCAGAATCATGTACGTTTAGAATATAATGTTTTTTAGCTATCCAAATTCCTGTATCTGCAATAACTTCACGTTTCATGACCATTTTCTGTTGATACGCATTTACATATTCAGCAAGATCGGTGTAACTATTTTCAATAACTTCTTCTATTTTTTCGCAAGCTTTATCTAAAAAATCTACTATTTTAGTTTTATCAGTAAGACCAACTTTGGTTACAAGAGAGTCTAAACAGACATATAAACTATCAGTATCCATTGCTACAATATAATCTTTATCATCTGACCCTAATGTAGTGTTTAAATACTTGTTTACTGCATTTTCTGCCCATTGGACAGATAATTGTCCTGCACTGGTTACGGCTTCGGCATTACGTTCTTCATAAAACCTAAAAAATCTGTTACCTTATTCAGCCGAGAGCACCATACGCAGAATTGAGTGCAATTTTTAGGTTCAATTGATAACTATGATACCTAGAAATTTTACCACTCAATTGCGCATGTAGCTCTCGCAATTCCCCTATATTATAATGTTGATAATTTTCCATATTACTTTTTTATACACCTCCAATTTTTACCTTTGCCTTTTTTAACTTTTCGTCTTATAATATTATGCTCTTCTGGATATTTCCTTTTCCACAAGAATTAATTCTTTTTGGGTGTCAAGTAACTTCTTTTTATATCTCACCCTATCATTATACATCTTCTCCATTAATTTAGGGAGAAAACCCTGTTTATCCCTCCGATAAACAGAACCATTAGGTGTCACTGTTATGTCCTTCTCTTTCCAGGTAGAAGTATCAAACTCTTTATTCAATAATCCACTAACTCCTATGGTATTTTGCCAAGAACCCAACAACGTTTCAGGAGAAATATTGTACTGCATTATCAGGTGGGGATATAGACTATTCAAGTCAAAACTAACTATCCAATTATGTCTACCTGTCTGGGGAACTTTCACATAAGCCCCCTCAAATGAATCATTTTTGTTGCTATGTTTTTTCTGTGGAATTGCAATTTTTTCACGCAATAAATGATTAAATATAAAACAATCCCACAATCTCGTTTGAGCAAACACATCAGAATAATTACATTTTGCCATATAAGACAAAGACACGATCAATTCAATTATTTTCATTTTCTTTTCCAGCCGATACACCAGAAGAGTGTCTTGTATATTATATTCTATGAATTTTTGATAATTTGTTTTATATAATTCATAAAGAGTGGCCACTTCTGAATAATCGAGTTTATTTTCGCCTAATTCTACATGAGCTATATGATCTAATCTATAAGATTCCTGATTTATATAAGTAAAACTTTTATATGCGTCCAAGTAATCTATATCTGATATTCCATATATTTCATAAGTCTGGACTTCTTTTCCTCCCATTCCAAAAATCTTACGCTCTTTAACATAACCCCAAGGTGATAATTTTTTGACCCAAGTATTACCCAATTCTCCACGTATACGGTTAACCAAATAAGGAATATCAAATGTCTTAGTGTTCCAACCCGTAATTATGTGTGGTGTATTTTGTTGCCAATACATTATAAATTCTTCTAATAATTGGCGTTCAGTACCACACTTATTGTATGATATATCAGGTGTATTAGTGCTATTAAAATCTCCACACCCCCACACCTGAATATCATCACCCATTTTAATAGTTATAGCAGTAACTTCTTCGTTAGCCAATTCTGGTTTAGGGAACCCGTTCTCAGAGCCAACCTCAATATCAATATACAAAATCTTAATGTCTTCAAAATTGTAATCTAATTGTTCTTTGGGATATTTTTCGGCAATATAAGAATAATTAAAATTTGTATGTCCGTAGATTTTCATGTTATCTACATTTTCATATTTTTTTATGGCATTACGTGTCTCTCTAATAGAACCCCATTGCATAGGTGCAATGGGGGAATCTTCGAGTGTGCGCCAATCTGTTTTTGTTGTGGTGGGTATATATAAGGTTGGTTGGAATTCATGTTTATCACCAAACGGGATACCATTCTCGACACCCCGTTCGAAAATGTGGTCTCCAAGACAGACCACATTTGTATAAAATTTTGTCATTTATTTTTTAGGATAGTAAAGGTGACATGTTAATTTATTATATAATCTATTATAACACACTTTTATGTGTTTGTCAAATAATATCTTTAATTAATCAGTCCTAGCTTATACACTGTTTTTTTACCAACCCTCAGTGCAGTCATAATCTTTTTACGGTTAGTTTTATCTTTTTTGTAAGAACAATGAACCCATCCCGAATTGGGTTGTCCTTTGATGTGGAACTCTAAGATCAATTGATCGAACATGAGATTATTTTTTATCCATGTTGCCAATTCAACATTTGACAATCCGATAATTTCAAAGTCTGCCGCTTCACCAAAACAATGTTGACTGGTTTTAGAACCACCTATCGCTTTATTGAGCGAAGGACTTCGATAACCACTATTGATTGTTACAGTCCGTTTGAAATGATTACTCACGGGTTGTAATATGTTACAACACAAATTAGTCAAGTTGATTAGGTGTTCGGTGTTAGGTGAATTGTCAATCCCCTGACGTATTGCGGTGGATGACTTAATCATTTCACCCAAACTAAAATTATTTGTAATTTTCATTTTTTAATTTTCTCCAATGCCCTTGAGCCGAACCAAAACGAAACGATGGCTGCAAAGATAGTCTCTGTTTGTTCATCCCACACTACATCTAATGTGGCATTCAAATCTCCGCCGGAACTTATAGTATTCCATACGAGTGCAATTTTGATTCCAATAAATGTTAAGAAAAAAACATAAGTAATAAATGGTCTCACGAATGCACGTAATGAATTTATAAATCCACCCTGTTTACCTAATGCGATGTCGTGTTCCAACAAAGACTTTTGTTCTTCTGCAACGGTCTTCGCTTCCAATAACCGAATATCTAAATCGACACCTTTTTCTTTAGCTTCAAGTTGAAGTTTAAACATTTCAACTTGGGTTCTTTTTTCTTCTTTACTTTTGAAAATGTCTATGATCGACGGGACAGCTGAACCGGCGAAACCTAAAAGTGATCCTAAAATTGCAAGCATGTGTTTCTCCTGTCTTTAAAAATAAAAAACCCACCAGTACATAATACCGGTGGGCACATCGAATTAGTTAATCGACTTGATTTTTTTATTTCCAATAGGAATTAAACGTGCTCTTTTTTCCTCTGGAATTACTTTTTCAAGTTCAACGGTTAACATCCCGTTAGTAAGGTCACAACCCTTTACAACAATATCATCTGAAAGAGTAAACGACCTCTCAAATGTTCTCTTAGCAATTCCACGATGAACATAAGTAGCCTCATCTTCTGTTGATTGCTTAGAACGAATTTCAAGAACGGATTCTTTTAATTCGACTTCAAGATCATCCTCCGAAAGACCAGCAACGGCCATTTCAATGAAGTACTTGATATCTCCGTCTTTTCGGATGTTGTAGGGTGGATACCCTTGATTGTTTGAAACATGTTGCGTGGAAGGTCCAAGCAAACGGTCAAACATTGATTCGAACCCTATAGAAAAAGGTTGAAATCCTTCGAAATCCCCAAAGTTTAGGGGTGTGTGTGATGCGCGTAGTACCATAATTCCTCCTTATAAAGCAAGGTTTATAAAATATCAGTTCTCATACGCAGAGCAACTGATTATGAATGAGACCATCCCGATGATGCATCTCAATCGTTCCAACCTTCTCCTTTTAGAAAATGTTGGAAGCGATGTCTTAAAACTGTCCAAATTAATTTAGTGAACGAATCTGCGGTATAAGTGCCAGTTCCCTTCACTACTAATTTATATTTAACCACCATTTCATATTCTTCAATTAACCAATTATCTGTCATTATAATAAATCAAAAAGGCGGGCAAGAATTATACTCTTCTACTATATATCACTTAAATATATTATATCATTCTTTTTCTATTTGTCAAGTGCCCGTACTACCAAAACCACCATCTCTATCTGTTTTTTGACTAGGTGGTTCTGTTAATGTATCTATTTTATATTCAACAGACTTCACTAATTCACCTTGACAGATACGTTCTCCATCAAATATATTTGTTGGTACATCACTCATGCTTGTCACCATGACAAATATCGGCTCCACATAATCACTATCTATAACACCTTCACAATTAGCAAGATGAATACCCTTTTTAAATGATAAACCAGAACGTGGATGTAGACGGATGGAGTATCCTTTCGGTATATCTGCTATT